CGAGCCATATATGACTGGCGTGCCGCTGTTAAAAATGATTCCGTCATCTATAGGAACGCTAACCTACAATATGAACGCGATTCAGTCATATATCTCAAACGGTCGAGTTCGAACCTTTTTAAACTCTTTTATCAAGACATCGGTGATATGTTTGGTGAATACGAACTTGCTTTTGATGGTACTGAATTTATTCCTATCACTTCGTGCGAGGATGGTTATACCATTGATACCAATTCTAACATCTGTTACGTATCGAGACACACTGTCCTAATCCAAGGGCCACGCCTCTTCGACAAAACTCGCGGTTATCCTGTCTCAGCAGCTACTGTTATAGTCCATAGTGGGATAGCAGGAGCAGGGAAAACGACTGATATTATTGCCAGAGCCCAACCTGGCGATCTAATCATTACAGCGTTAAAGAATTCGAAAGATGAGACCAAAGAAAAGATACTTAATAGCGGTAAGAGTGTAGTAGTTTTAACCGTCGATTCATACCTTATTAACGACCGCAAGAAGTATAATCGTGTATTCTTTGACGAGGCCTTTGTCGTACATGCTGGTTACGTCGGAATTGTTGCTGGTTTTAGCTGCTGTTCCGAAATTCATTGTTACGGTGACCCAAACCAGATTCCTGCGCTTGCGCGTGTTTCAGGTTTTCGTTTTCGTAATAACAAAATAGCATCAACCATTGTTGACTTCCAGAATGTCAGTAAACGTTGTCCATTAGATGTTTGTCGTGCCGTTAATAAATACTATCAATCAATTAGCGGTGGTAAGACGATCCAGACTCGTAACCCAACTAAGTTATCAATGAAGGTCATAAAAATTTCTAATATTTCTGATGTCCCAAAATCAGACGCACACTACGTCGTTTGGACACAAGGTGAGAAAAAGACTCTTAAGAAACAAGAGCGTTTTAAAAACATAAAGACTATTCATGAAAAACAGGGTGCGACTGTTAAACATCTTGTCCTTATCAGGACTAACACAAAAACAAACCCCCTTTTTGAAAGTTTA